AAAAGCTGCTGGACGTTTTACTACAAACAAAGGCGGAGAATATTTTGCAGCAGGGGTCGGTGGTGCGATAACAGGGCGTGGTGCTGATTTATTAATTATTGATGATCCACATTCCGAGCAAGATGCACTCAGTCAAACAGCTATGGATAATGCTTATGAATGGTACACGTCAGGACCTAGACAGCGTTTGCAACCTGGCGGTTCTATTGTGATTGTTATGACGCGTTGGTCGACAAAGGATCTTACAGGTAAATTATTAAACGCACAATCAAACGATAATGCCGATCAGTGGGACGTGGTTGAGTTTCCTGCTGTCATGAATGATAAACCCATGTGGCCTGAGTTTTGGAATATAAACGAATTAAATGGTGTAAAAGCATCTTTGTCCGAACAAAAATGGCAGGCGCAGTGGATGCAACAACCAACGTCGGAAGAAGGTAGTATTATCAAAAGAGAGTGGTGGAAAGTGTGGCCAAAGGAAAAAATACCTGATTTAACACACGTTATACAGAGTTATGACACAGCGTTTAGTAAAAAAGAGACAGCAGACTTTAGTGCAATAACAACGTGGGGCGTATTTAAACCCGTGGAACACGGACCATTCCACATTATTTTATTAGATATGCGCAAAGGTAGATGGGATTTCCCTGAGTTAAAAGAGATTGCGCTAGAAGAATATAAATACTGGGAACCCGAAACAATCTTGATAGAAGCGAAAGCTTCTGGTATGCCCTTAACACAGGAGCTACGTCAACTAGGAATTCCTGTAGTTACTTATACGCCCAGTAAGGGCAATGATAAGCACGTTCGTGTTAACTCCGTAGCTCCCCTATTTGAAGCAGGAACTGTTTGGTGTACGGAAGACAGGTGGGCTGAAGAAGTAATTGAAGAATGCGCGGCTTTCCCTTATGGTGAGCATGACGATTTGGTTGATTCAACAACACAGGCGTTGATGCGATTCAGACAAGGCAACTTTATTCAATTGGATTCTGATTATGAGGATGAGGTTCGATTAGTAGAGGGTGTAGTTAACGAGACAAGGTATTACTAATGGCAGATGTACTAGGGCCTATATTATTAAAATTATTTCAAGTTGGATCTAAAAAAACCAAAAAGTTTATAGAAGACGGATTAATCAGAACAGCAGATGATTTAGAAAAATTACCTCAAGAAGATTTACTTGTTATAAAAAATATTAGAGATCAAGAAGTTCTTAATGCTGCTAAAAAAAGAGTTAATCCAAAACAACAAATAGTTAGTGATGATATAGATATTTTTAATGATATTGCTCAAGTAGAAGATGTAGCTCCAATAAAACAAGTATCTACTGATGAAATAAAATTAAGTAATCAAGATATTATTAATGCTGCTAATGCTCTGCCTAGTAAAGAAACAATGAGCAATCCTTTCTTTGGTTCTATGTATCAAGACCCTAAGTACATGAGTTTAAAAGACAGAGCAGAGAGTATAAAAAGAGGACTAGAGGCTACACCAGAACCAAAAAAAGTTGATGACCTACCTAACCCTGTACAAATGGAAAATTTTTTTAAAACACAAGCTGCTGTCGCCAATGCAAAACAAAAATATATATCAAATAAATTTCAATTAATAAAAAAAATAAATCCTGATGCTATTCCTCAAGACTATCCTAGTTACAAAAATTTTATGATAGCTTTAGAAAAAGAGGCAGATCAAATAAATGCAGAAAACTTAAATAAATTACCTGAAATAACAACTTCTATTCCAGAATTTAAAATGGTGCCAAAAACTAAAAAACAAAGCACCTCAGAATTTAAAGCAACAGCTTTTCAAGAAGAATATAAAAATAGAATGTATTCTCTTTGGCAAGATAAAATTCCTGATATCATAGCGGGTCATGAATTAATGGTAAAAAGATTAATGGAGATAGGGGATAAAAGATTTTTAGAGCAAGTAAAATATCCTGTATTTTTTACTAATAGAACAAGAAACATGGCACATATTCGTTTAGAAAATTCTTTGGTAAAATTAAGAAATAGACGTATGGAGTTGACTTCAGGAAAAAATTTAAGAAATAGAAATCGTGAAAAAATAAATAAAATTAATAGTATTATAAAAAATATAAACGACGATATGGCAGCCCTTGGTGTAGAAACTCGTTTGTATGACCCTGTATCTAAAAAATTTAAAATTTACGGAAAGGCTTTTTCAAGCCCAAAACAGCTATATGATTCTATACAAAAAAAACAAAATTTAAAATTTTTAGGTTCCCTTGATCAAAAATATGATGTTTTAAATCAAGACACACCTGATTATATTTCCCTTGAAGAAAATCAATTTTTTCTACCTGAAGGATTTGAAAAAGGGGGTTTCGCTTCGATCGAAGAAGTGCTAGAATACTAATATGGCTGAAGAAGATATTAATATATTTGAAGAATCTACACCTAGAGAGTTTGAAAAAGAAGCTCTTTTAGGAGTTGCTAAAGGTATGTATGATGGTCCAAAAACAATAGCTTCTTATGCAGCAATGCCTTTAAGTTTATTTGGAGCAGGAGTAGAGATTGATATTCCTGAACTTACAGAAATTCTTCCTGTTTTATCTCAATTAGAAAATCAAAACCCCGAAGATCAAATTAAATTTTTAGAAAGTTTAGATATAGAAGCAACAGGACCAGAGGCGGTAGGCTTTGGAGCAGGCTTTGTTGGAGGAGCTATTGGAAGTTTTGAAGGATTAACACAAATTAAAAAAAAATACCCAGAGGTTTATAAAAAATTAAGGAAAGCTTTTCCATATTCGGTAGGTCAATTACATGTAAAATACAGGGTAGCACCAGGAGGTAAATTAAATAAGTTTGCTCAAGTAATAGCTTCTGCTATTCCAAAAGGATTAAAAAAAGCAGATAGGGTAAAACAAAACACCCCTGTTAAAAACATAATAAAGAATTTTGCTAAATTAGCGAAGTTTGGATTTTTACCAGGTTTATTAGCACCGACTGAAATGGGAGATGCGACTTTATTTGATGAAGATGGTTATATTAAACAAGAAATTATTGATGCGGATCCTGAAATGTTTGAAAATTTTGATTTAATAGGACCTGGTGGATTAAGACCTCCTGAAGAAAATAAAACAGATACTGCAGTGCAAGATGCTTTAGATGATTTAGGAGTAGATTATATAGATAAAGAAGAAAAGATTGTTGACAGTAAAGCCTTGGGCGGTGAGCCGTCACTCGATACCGATATATTCGAGGAAAGCGAGGTGGTAACAGATGGACCTGAAGAAGTACAAATGGCAAATCTATTCGGTAAAGTTCCTATATGGGCAATTGGTCAAGCAAAAAAATCAGAAACACTAACACAAGGTTTTAGTAAAGCTATAAAGAAAGCACTTGATTCAATTAAAAATAAACTTGGTACCAAAGACGAAGTATTAGGCGAAGCTGTAGAAGATATTGACATTATTGATACGCCGTCTGGAGAAACTGTTGTAGGGGCTGTTAAAAATAAAAAAACAATTATTGATTCACCAGAGCCAAACGAGTCAGTATTTTATTCGGAACTCGAAGCACGGCTCATGGACCCCAACACACCAAAGTCGTTTAGTAACAAAGAACAGTTGTTTAATTTTTTAAATCAAAAAGGAATTTCAAAAGTAGAAGTAGAAGATAATATTCTTAATCGCTACATAGATATAGCCAATAAGAATAATACTCCTTTACTATCTTCCGACATGCTAGAGATTGTACGTCAAGCACCAATGCGTAAAGTGCAATCCGTCACATATGGTGATGCAAGATATGGGGGTACAAAACGTGCTAAGTATGAGGGCTATCAAGAGCCAGGAGCGTTGCCTGGTTCATACCGAGAAGAAGTATTATATTTACCAGCAGAGGATATTCCTCTTGATCCAGGAACACTACCACAAAGTGGTCATGACTTTGCAGAAAAGTACGTGATCGGGTGGTCGCGGCTCACGGACCGTAAAGCAACATTACCTGTAGAAAAAACACCACAAGGGATAGCAGAGCAGGTAGATCCTGCCATGATAAGAACACTCAAGCGTAATCAAAAAACATTAGATAGACAATTAAAAGGATTAGAAACATCGGCTGTGCGAAAACTAGAACGAGAAGATTTAATAGAAGTTGATGATGTTGATAATTTAACAATGGCTGAAATTAGAAATATTTTAGATACTAATACTATGGCAAGACTGCGAAGTGTGGATGAGCCGTTAGAACAACAGATTTTACAATTTAGAATGAAAATAGATAGTGATGCAGCAAAGCTACAAAAAATGGAAGCCACAACAAAAGGTCAACAAGTTACCGTAACGTTTGCTGACGAAGTACAATCTGATATTTTGCAACAAGCAAAACGTATGGAAGAAAGGTTTACCGAACAGTTAGCTGATTTGATGGATGCTAATACAGCGCTTAGATCGGCACAGATTAGATCAGGTGGATATAAATACGGGGACATTACACCAGAGGTTGCAGAATATTTTCTTAAAAACAAAACGGTGTTTCGTCCTATTTTTCAAACAGCACAAGAGATGCAAGGATTTTTAGATGAGTTTGCTAAAGGCGAAGCTGTGTTTAAAGAACTATCCGAAGCAGGATTACAGCCATCTAAAGATTTATTACAACGAGTGGCTGCAGCACAGAAAAAAGAAAAAGAATTATTAAGCACTTTAGAAAAATCACTAAGCAAAGAATCTATGCAAAAGTTAATGCCTAACGTACCATTTAAAAGCAGATCTGAATGGGGCAGTGCACTACTTAAAATGAATGTTAATAACGCAGCGAAAAGATTATTTGTTGATAAGGTAGATGATGCAGCAGAATGGTTTGCTATTTCGCCAAGTAAACTAATTACTAGAAGATATGGACAAACAGGCGGTACAAACGTTCCTCCTGCGGAAAGAACAAAAGATATGAAAGGGATTGGTATGGAAGAGTTCTACGGTGGTCCAACTTCTACTGATTACAAGGGTAAGCATTACACATCGGTGTTAGAAAAAGAAATGAAACGTTTAGCAAGAGAAAATAATTCAGAATTTAAAGTTATAAAAATTGATAATGTGGGAGACGCTTTTGCTATTAAATTAACTCCAGAAATGTTATTACCTCATAAAACTCATAGAAATAAAGGCGGTATGGTGTATACTCCAGAATTAATTGACATATTTGAGGCAGCTTAATGGTAGATAACATAGATAAACCTATAGGGTTTGCAACAGAACAAAACGAAGCCATATCACAAATGGTAGATATGGAGATTGTAGAAAATTCAGTAGACAACGTACAAATGATGGAAGACGGAAGTGCCGTGATCGGCGAGCAATCGTCCATGGTAGAAACAGGCTTTGACATGAACCTTGCTGAGGTAATTGATGAAAGTGAGTTAGGAAGTATATCGAATGATTTATTTGAATCATTTGAAACAGATAAATCGTCAAGAAAAGAGTGGGAAGAAACATACAAAAAAGGATTAGATCTTTTAGGATTTAGGTACCAAGAAAGATCACAACCGTTTCAAGGCGCTAGTTCGGTAACACATCCAATGTTATCCGAAGCAATTACACAATTTCAAGCACAAGCTTACAAAGAGTTATTACCGCCTGGCGGCCCTGTTAACACACAGATTATTGGTAAAGTAGATCGTCAACGAGAAGAACAATCTCAACGTGTAAAAGATTACATGAATTATCAAATATCGCACAACATGGAAGAGTATGATCCTGACATGGATTCTTTATTATTTTACTTACCTTTATCAGGTTCAGCATTTAAAAAAGTTTATTATGATACAGGACTAGAGAGAGCTGTTGCAAAGTTTATTCCTAGTGATGATTTATACGTACCTTACATGGCAACAGATATTTTAACATGTGAAAGAGTAACACATAGTTTACGTAAAACAGAAAATGAAATAAGAAAATTACAAGTAGCAGGTTTTTATCGTGACGTTTCTTTACAAGTTTACGATAACGAAACAGGCTTACAGGAAAAAGAAGATCGTATTTCGGGTGTACAAAAAACTGGTTACAATAATGATGATTATGAATTATTAGAAATGCACGTTGATTTAAATATTCCTGGTATAGATGCGGATGATGGAATTAAGGTTCCTTACATTGTTACTTTAGATAGAGGATCAACAAAAATTTTATCCATATATAGAAACTACAAACAAGATGATCCAAAAAGAAAAAAGACACAATATTTTGTCCACTATAAGTTTTTACCTGGGTTTAGTTTTTATGGTTTTGGTCTTATCCACATGCTCGGGGGTCTCTCCAGAACTGCCACGGCAGCACTTAGACAACTTCTTGATGCAGGTACATTGTCCAATCTCCCTGCGGGCTTTAAAGCTAGAGGGTTGCGAGTTAAAGACGACGATACTCCCCTTCAACCAGGAGAGTTCAGAGATGTAGATGCACCTGGCGGAAGTTTGCGTGAAGGACTTATGCCTTTACCTTACAAAGAACCAAGTGGTACATTATTTCAATTACTAGGTTTTTGTGTAGAAGCAGGTACAAGATTTGCTGCTATTGCTGATCAAAAAGTTGGCGAAGGAGCATCGGCTAATGCACCTGTAGGAACCACAATGGCATTAATGGAACGTGGCGCAAGAGTCATGTCTGCTATTCATAAAAGACTACACTACGCACAAAAAATAGAATTTAAATTACTAGCAAAAATATTTGCTGAGTCTTTACCTCCTGTTTATCCATATGAAGTAGGTAATGATGCAATACCAAGTTTAAAAGTAGAAGATTTTAGTGACGATATAGATATTATTCCTGTGTCGGATCCAAACATCTTTTCTATGGCACAACGTATTACGTTGGCACAAACACAATTACAATTAGCGCAAGCAGATCCTGCCTCTCACAACATGTATGAAGCATATAGAAGAATGTATCAAGCACTTGGTGTAAAAGATATTGATGTTATTTTACCTATTCCTGCTCAACCAGAACCTGTAGATCCTGCTGTAGAAAATGCAAATTCTCTACAAGGACAAGGTTTAGTAGCTTTTAGAAATCAAAATCATATGGCTCACATAGATGCACATAGGGCTTTTATGTCTTCCGCTTTAGTTAAAAATAATCCACCAACAATGGCAATTTTACAAGGACATATTATGGAGCATGTAGGATTGCAAGCAAGAGAAGAAGTAGAAGAAGAAAATAAACAAGAAATAGATCAAATTTCACAACAATATGGCGGTCAAATACCACCAGAATTACAACAGCAGTTTCAAGAAGTAATGGAACAGCAGATTGCTGAAAAAATTGCTCTAATGACAGAAGAAATGGTAACAGAAGAACAAGAAATGTTACAAGAAATGGGTGAAGATCCACTAATTAACTTAAAACAACAAGAAATTAATATTAAAGCAGGTGATTTACAGCGTAAAACAGCTATGGATCAAAGTAGATTAAGTATGGATCAAGCAAAATTAGAACAAACAGCAGATATTGCTCAAGATAGAATTGATTCTCAAGAAGATATTGCACAATTACGTGCAAATGTTAACTTAACTAAAGCAAAAGAACCTAAAAAAATAGATGAACAAAGGAATATACGTTTTGATAATTAAAACTCAAACTGCAGAAGATAGATTAACTGGTTTTTTTGACATGCTGATGAATTTTGTGGAAAAATCTTCACAATCTTCTGAAGATAGGTTACTAATAGGAGGAGCAATGATGAGTATAGCTACTCTTCTTTACCATGATGAGCTTGGTAATGCAGATGGCAATACTTTATTTGATAATAACGCTGTAGATTTTATTAAAGTGATAAAACCTACTATACATTAGGAGATAACATGGCATTAAACAATCCAAAACCAAAATTTATAAATGGTTCACTATATCCGAATGCAAAAATGACTGTTTCAAAAGACATGAATCCTTATGCAGGTTCTCATGTAAATAAAACAGCAATTGCAGACGTTTACTCAGCTACTATGGAAGGACCAAAGGTCACTCAAAACTTAGGTGCTGGGCCAAAAGGACAAAGAAGTAAAGTACAAATCAAAAAAGTACCATTCAAAGGTTTATTTTAGTCATAAAATAAGATAAATTCTTTTCTTTAATAAAGGAGGTTATATGAACCTATTAAAAGATCTATGGTCACACGTTAAAGAGTGGTCAGAGTGGAAAATGAAGGACTGGATCAAAGCGGCTATCGTAGCTATTATTGTTATCTGGGTAATTAGCTGGATGACAGGCGGAGCAGCATAATGTTTCAGGTTCTCGGAGGGTTACTTGGTGGTAAAGGCGGAGCCTTAAAAACTATTGCTAAAGTTGTCGACGAGATTCATACATCAGAAGAAGAGAAATTAGATAAAAAGATTTTAATGCAACGCATTCAACAAAAGCTTGCAGAAAAACAATTAGATGTTAATGCAAAGGAAGCCAGCCATCGCAGCATATTTGTTGCTGGCTGGCGACCATTCATAGGATGGATTGGAGGCCTTGCATTAGCGTTTGAATTCATTCTATCTCCCTGCATAGAGTGGTATAGTAAATTTGCAGGACTAAACTTAACGGCTCCTGAAATTCAAACTGGGCCTTTACTAGCAATTGTCACTTCAATGCTCGGGGTCGCGGGCATGAGAAGTTTCGAGAAGGCGAAAGGATTAACAAAATGAGTACAAAAAAATTAACAGATCAATTATCAAAAATTCAAGATAGTTTAAAAGGAGGTGCCAAAGGTGGTGCTGGAGTTATATCTTCTTTACAAAAAATGGTTACAAAAGCTAAAGAACTTTTTGACAACATGGAACCTGATGATAAAAAAACAATGAGAAAAAGATTAAATGGAACTATTTCTCAATTTAGAGCAAGAAGAAAAGCGCTTTCTAGCAAACCTAACAAACCTAACATTGCTAATAGAGCTATGGGCGGTAGTATGGGCGGTGGAATGAATCCAATGGGACGTTCTCCAGATCCAACTATTAAAAGTATTACAGGGTATAATCCAACAATGAGAAAAAAAGGTGGAGCAATTAAACGCAGAGGCGGCGGTATTGCAAAACGTGGAATGGGAATAGCTAAATGAAGAAAAAAATGAAAGATTTAAGCGGAGACGGTAAAATAACAAAAAAAGATGTTTTAATAGGCAGAGGAGTTATTGCTAGAAAAAGTGGTGGTATGGCAAAAGGTTCTAGAGAAGGATCTGTTATTAAAGCTAAAAAAGGAACTCATGTAACTAAAGATGGAAGAACTGTTAAAAAGGGACTTTACTACAACATGAACAAACGCAAACAATCAGGCACGAGTCGACCTGGCAAAGGAACTGTTTCTGCAAAAGCTTTAAAACAATCAGCTAAGACTGCTTTTAAACCTAAAAAGAAAAACTAATGCCCTTTCGCTCTAAAAAACAAAGAGCGTATCTTTATGCCAATGAACCAGAAATTGCTAAGAGTTGGGCAAAAAAACATGGGAATAAGATTGTCAAAAAGAATATGGGAGGGTATATAGAGGTTACACCAAGAGGTTTTGGTAGAATGTTAAAAGATAAAAGACCAGTAACAAAAATTTATACATGACATACGACGAATTAGCGGGTTCCGTAAAATTATCTGAAGGCTTTAGAGATCACGTATACATAGATACGGAAGGATTTCGAACGATTGGCTGGGGCCACAAAGTGGTGCATGAAGATAAATTTGAAGATGGTAAAACATATACCAAAGAAGAACTACAAGAAGTATTTGATA